AGAAGCGCCAGGTCTTCTGCGCTCACATCGCCGTGGTATTCCCATATCTCATACAACCCGCCGCGATTGAGATGATCGGCGTGAGTGCGATAGGAATTTGACCTATTGTCGGTCGCTACACTGGTCCTGACCGGGGCTTCCTCAAGGACTTTTCGCAACTGGTCTTCATTGTAGTCAGGCAGGCCGATGAGGTCGCGGACCTCTCTTGGGCGAATAACGTCCTTTTCCCACACGTAAGAAGCTCGCCTTATGTCGTCTCGGCAGTCGGGCGATGGATAGACATTCCATGGATCGAGTGACTTGCTGGCCGGCTGATTGTTCTCTGAGGTTTTGAGTTGGTGTACGACCATCTCTTTGCCGGTTGCAGGGTCGATATCACGAAGCGGTTCCCATTTACGCTTGGTTGATTTTACGACCGACGGACCCTTAAGGATGCCTGTCCCAAGTTTCACCGCCTTGGCAATCATGTCTCGACATTCGCCGTTGTAATCGCACTCGGTCAGTTGGTCGTCAACCTCGCGCTCCATCAACGACATTGCCTTTTCTGCCCTGGTCCGCATATCCTGGGCAACATCCGCCATCTTCGCAGGTTGCCCTGATTTGTCGGTGATCGGCATCCCTTCTTGCATGGCCGGCCGCTCGTCGTCCTGCATCGCCTCCATTTCGGGGTTTGGCGTGATCTTCAGTGCCCAGTTCCGATCATCGACCGGCAGCATGGTATCAGAAAAACGCCCCTCGGCAGTCTCACACCTTCCCCGGATAATGTTCATCGTCACCCTGGAGCGTTTCGGCCCCTTGGTTTTAACTACTGCCTCACCAGACACGTAATCCATGAACGTCGGATCAGTCTCGCCGCTGGCATAGTCGTACAGCTTCTCCGACAGTCTCCATCGGCGCTCAACTCCACAAGCGGCCCGAAACTCGATTGCCTCCGATCGGGTTTTGAGGTTGGCCTCGGCAAAGGCGTCAAGTTTAGCCTGATAGATTTCCCGTTGTTCTTCTTCGGAAATGTCGGTAATTTCTTCCATCAGTATCCTATGGCCTCATCAAGAGGCTCGTATCCGGCAAGAGCAGGTTTGGGTTTCTTTGCTATCGGGAAGTCTATGGTGAAGTCAGGATCTTCGACCCTTGCAAGACAGTCGAGCATGTCATCATGAGACATAACTGGGAATGGGACAAACTCTTCATCGATGAAAACCCTTGTCAGGTCTTCCGTTCTTCCCTCGTAGTTTTTCCTCACGCAACTGATCGGCAGATAAAGCCTGTTGTCTTCAACTACTGGGGTTAAGCGTCTTATCCTGTCGTTTTTCGGCATTTGCCCGCCAAGGGGAAGGATTTTGAATCTGTAGTTCACTTCCTCCTGCACATATTCGATGTGTTGGATATCTGACTGCATCCCGTACTTTTCATATCCAACCTTTTTTGGTTTGAATTGCCGGTGGAGCATGAAAAGCATCTTGGTTCTTTCCGTGAGGTTCAGCCGGTCACGCACCATCGTTATCACATAGAGGTTCTTGTCGGCTGCAGCTCCGATGACGAAAAAAGATGTGTAGTCATTTTCCTTTCTCTTCTCTCCAGCAGGATCAACCAGGATATACCTGTTCATCTCCGACCAGTTTTTCGGATGCCAGAACCTCAAATCAGATTCATTGAAGCCCAAGGCATCGTCACCTTTCGGGTTTTGCAGCATCTGGCAGGCAAAGACATAACTCCCCATGTCCCGGCGCTTCTCAACCAATGTCTCTCTGTCGAGAAAAACCGGCTCACCGTCTGGTTTTCCATCGCTTGTTGCAGGGTGGACACGTGGCTTTGCCGATCCCCTGTCGATTATGGTTTTATAGGTGTCGTTGAAGTGATACCGGGTGCCGATGTATCTTTTCCTTCCACCATCCGCCCCAAGGTTAAGGGATAGCTCCCATGCCCCTGTGGTTTTCTTGATCATTTCGGCACTTGTTACTGATTCCCTGGTCACAACATCGTCATAGACCATCAAAGAAAAGTGTTTCGATGTTGGTTGGCCATCTACCAGACCATGAGCCTCAACTGTCGCCTCTTTGGCGTTGCTTGTCCGTTTGACCGTTATCCCTTTGTCTTCTGACCAGTTCGGAGATTCCTTTTGTGGTGATTCAAATAGGACATCGGGAAATAGGAATTTCAGTGTCTCGTTTGTCTCAAGTTCGTATTTAATCTGGCGAAGGAACGCCCTGGCGATTGGTTTGGTATGACTGAATATCCCGACTGTGACCTCGGGATTAATAAGGATATCTTGAATGGTTTTGGCGAATGTGATGATGGTTGACTTGTAATGCTCCCGGCTCCACAGGTCGAGATGACCGTCCGGGTTGGCTTGAACCTCAACACATCTATCATAGAGCCAATCGTTGTCTGCGTCTGATCTTTTCAGGACACGCGTCAGAAGATAGAACAGGTCGTTAAGGCACAACTGTCGCATGGCTTCAAACAAGACAGCAGGGCCTTCCTTTTCGGCCCTGGAGTGGATCTCGTCGTATTGGAGAGATCTATTCTGTCTTGATGTTGCCAAGGATTAGCTCCTGAATAAACTCCGGTATCTCTTGGGTTTTCTGGTTTATGTCGATTTTCTTGGGTTTTTCCTCAATCCCGTAAACCCTGCACTCGCTCTCAGTTGCCTTCACCCACGATTCGATAAGTTTCTTTGCTGAATCAACCCTGCCCCCAAACGAAATGACCTTGTGGTAAATCTCGGATAGTTTGTCTACCCGCGTTTCCGGGTCGGCCAAAATCTCACCAAGTTTGCTTAATTCATCGACGGTTGTATTCTGAATCTTCAATTCATCCAACATTGACTCGATGGTCTTCCGGTTGTCGGTCGCCCTGGTCATTTGTTGGGTTCGGATATCTGCCTGAGTGGTGGCAACCCCCGCAATTATATCCCTGTCGTTAACAAGCTCATCCGTGTTAACCGATTTGTTAACCAGTGCCTTGTTAACCAGTTCGTCTGCCTTGGCCTGTATCTTCTCGGCCAGGTCTTTTGTCCATCCGAATTTCTTTGCCCGCTTATCTATGGCAACATGAGAGACTCTGTGGTCGGCGGCAATATCACGCAGCGACTTTACGCCAGTTCTGTAGACCGACTCTATTTTCTCCCAATCAACCTGCTTGCGAGGTTCTGTCATTCTCACCCCTGCTCATTAAGCCAAGCCTGCCCGACCATCTCGTAGCACATCTGTGGAGTAATAGCCCCGGACTCGATATCATCCTGCGCTACAGCCACGCCCTCACGCATCCCCGGTATCGACAGGAGAAAGACTTTCTCGCCGCTCTTCAGTTCCGCCAGTTCGGCTTTGATCTCCACCTCGTCCACTCTGAAACCCTTCAGATCCAGCATTCTTGCCTCCGAATATTCTGTCCCACCCTTCCCGGTACTTGTCGTTCGGGAGATGGACTTCAGCCAATCCTTTGCTCATTTTTTATTGTTTCTTCTATTGTTTGCTTGTTCTTTCGGCGTGGCCCATCGGCAATTGCTTTTGCAATAATCACCGTTGCCATCCACGCGATCTAGGGATTTTCCAGTTGGGCGTATTCCCATATCGTTGAAGAAGTTTTCAAATTTTCTCCACGATTTCTCCACCACAACCCCGCGAGCGCCATATAAATAATATCTATTGTTTTTTGGGTTGTAACACCTGGCTATCATTGCGCCCCATGACTTGTACTCACGAGTTTTCGTCATGCCGTGAGTGGTTGCATTCTTTGATTTGATGTCTGGTATTAGACATCCGCACGACGACACCTTGCCTTGCCTAAGCGCATTGCCACGGGCAACAAACTCTTTTCCACAGTGGCACAAGCATGTCCACTTGGCATGTTCATTGTGCCCACCGCTTGAGAACAGACGAAGGGCTTTTATGCCATTAAACTCACCATTGGAGATATCCTTATGTCGAGATCGCCTTTTACTGGAACCACTATCAACTGTGCTAATTGTTTCGATAATCGCCACCGCTACCAATGTCGTCAGCACCAATAAAAAAAGCCCAGCACCCTCTTTTCGAGGATACTGGGCTAGATTCCGTGGTTAGGGGTCTCGTTCGCACCAAAGAAAACTACAAATATTTACCCAATCATACAGTATTTTTCACGTTATG